GGAATATTCAGATCTAAAGTTGGTATTGGTTCCGCTAGTGTGATAAGTTTAGAAAGTGCATCTGCTCTATTATCCATTTTGGAAAAAGCTAACCAGGCCCCGAAAATAACAATAGGTTGCATAATACCAACTACAGCTGGTAAGTATCGATTCCAGTCAATACTTTTCATCAGTTCCTCAAAACTGTTTTCCGTTTTTTTTGCCATAATTCCTAAAAAACCATACCCTCAGAGCGACAGGAAGGCCCCAAACTATTGTCCTTGATACTATGAGACCCCCGAAATCTAGACATTAGACTCGATACCCCGTTAAGATGCATGTAATGAATCCGTTGTTATCACTCTGAAGCGCCTGAACCTTAACTGTTGAATTGGGCGGAATCATGAATTCAAACATTTTAGGTTGAGTGCCTAGGTTGTCAACAGTCACTATTGTTTTTTCAACAAATAAGGCCACACCATCCACATTGATCGTATACGAAATAAATTCCGTGGCACTGATCCCTGACCAGTCCACACCTAAAGTTATCCTGGTTAAATAAAATGCTGAGGGGTTCGTATAATCCAGAAGTGTGACAGCTGATGCACTGAGGGCCTTGGATCCACTCCAGCCATAGATATTGCCACCCTTTGCCCTTGAGACTGATTTAGATGCGGCTAGGGTCATGCTTAAGCAACTATCTGACCAGTAAACAAAGCCCCAAGATCATAAGCTGCGGCCGCTTGTGGATTAGAAGCACTAATCAATACCGTAGTCAATGGAGGAATTATTAGATCTATTTCTTCGTATGGTGTCGGATCGTTTCCTGTTTCAACAATAAAGGCGTATATTTCTATTCCATTAAACTTAACTTTCCACTGAAAGTCATATACGACGTTAGCAGTTTCAAAACTAACAGGTTGGAAATTACCCCTGATAATGTGATTACCTGTTGTGAAATTTAAGAGTTCATAATGTGTATGTTGTACAGCCCCAACAGAAACGGCACCACTGTACCCAAAGACATAGTTCTTGGCTATAGTTAGCCCTGGACCAGCACCAAGAAACGTAGCGGAATGTTTAATGACCATTCAACGGATCATTGGAAATATAGAGTCACTGAGCCAGACGACGCCGACGCAGATCCTCCAGATGCATATTGAATTGCGATTTGTAGATCTATATTGTTAACTCCGGATATACCGAATGAAACGGGAATACTCTGAAAACCTACGCATGCCCCAGCATCGGCAGTATCTCCAGCTACTCCCATAATCGTGAAGTTCTGTTCAGACATATTAGATCCGAGTAAACGACAAACTACCTGGTAACCTTTTGCATTCGTGGTATCAAAAGCACAATCGACCCTGGTGATAACCGTGGAACCCTGCGGAACCTGGATATTACCTAGATTGCTACTATTCATATTGTCCGTCAAAGAAAAATATTCCTTGTCGGTAGGCGTGCTATCGAAACTTCTCTGTATCGTTGTGGCTGGCATTTTTTTTACCTCATAGTCTAAAATAAAGCTTACTCGATCCGAGCTTTAGATTTGGAAACTGCTTTCGTGCAAATGCCCCAGCAGTTGCAACGAGTGCGGCAGTCACTAACGTTTTTCTTCCTGAATCGGTAGCGATCATCTTTATGGCGTTACCTGAAAGGGTATTGAATGCAACTCCTAATTGACCATCTGTTATGTCCTTGATTACACCTTCACCGATTGTTTTTGTCTGGCCGTAAGTGGTCATTGTAGTCGCTGAGTTTAGATAAGCGGCTATTGCCATGCCAGAAGCTAGGCCCGTCACACTTGGATGTGGAATTCCTTTCATATATTTACTCCTTTTTGGATTGCCAGCAGATCTCTTTCTAGTGTAGGCACGACGAGAAGTTTTTCGAACTCCGCCTTTCCTGGTTGAACGCTTACGATTGCGTGAAGCACTAAAGGACGCCTTGCTGATGAGCTTACCATTCCTAAAATACATCGTTCGACCATTCTTACCTTTCCTAGTGTAGAGTCCCACTGGCATTATCAATTAATGTTTAATCCGTTATATAACTGTTTGTGCTATGCAAATGTTTATATCAAAAGCCATGTTGTCTAATTGATGAGCGAACCAGAAAAGAAATTTGTACTAGGTAGCACGCCCAGGTTTAAGCAATTACAACCAGGTGAAGTATGTGAATTTGTAAAAGGATCCATACCAAAAGAATTTGAAAGCGAATGGGAAACAGGGCACGGTGAGAAAGGTAATTCTAAATGGTCTCTTACCCTTACCCTCCTTAAACATCCTCACTCTTCTTACTCTCTTTCTATGAAGGGTTTAGAAGTAACATGGGAAACAACTGCAGAAGTAATAAGAAAAGACTTTCCTGCTCACTACGGTAAGGGTCTTTCAGACTTTGCAAAAGCGTGGAATGACCCAGAGTCCATCTGGACCTTAGAACGTCGTGAAGATGGTTCTTATTCCTTGTGGGGTTAACATGATTCGACCATTAGTTATTGATGAAGATGAGGTTTATCAAGTAATGTGTGATCTCAGCGAGATTAAAACACATCTAAAGGAACACTTCGACCTATGGGGAGAGAATCAACCTTGGCATATGTTCGATAAGATCCACCAAGATTTAGGCCAGATAGCTTGGAAAATAAGCCAGAGCAATGAAGAGAGTGAAGAAGATGAGACGTAGGTGTAATATTTGTTTACAGTCTAAGGACCATCTGAAGTCTGATAAGTTCAGCACTGAAGTAACGGTTTGCTATGACTGCCAAAAGATTATAACTAAGATAGTAAACAGTGGAATTGTTTGGAAACCCTAGCTCTTCAGCCCATTTCATTTAAAGAGAGAATGGGGACTAGAGAATGAGGTGGGGTAGAGTAGGGTATAAAAAGCGAGTTTGTTGCGTCAGTGTGCGTTCTAGGTGCGTTATTTCTGCAATCCCATGCCTATTACTGCGTCACTAGTGCGTTTTGGTTGCGTTTTGACTGCTTCGGTGATCATCGGCAACATTTTAGATGCTAGGGCTTGGACATACCAGGGTTGACCACTTAGATCCTGAGTTATATTATGAAGCAGAGACAAATTAGAACCTTCTTCAGAACCTTTCAATTCTTTTGCCGCATTGCCCATTGCCCCAGCCCAAAACTTCTGCAAGTTCTCTCTCGCTTGTGGAAGCATAAATTCCTCGAAATCAATTAACATCTGCTCTCTGATTTTTTTAGTGATCACTTCCAGAGACATTAACAGAGTTTCGTCAGATTCATCACTCCTCAACCAGGACTCTATTTTTTTCTGGGTCCTAAGCGGAATATGCCAAGTATAAATTCCCAAATAGAGAAAGAACGAAAGGATCCATACGATAAAAAATTGTTCATCGGTCATTCAAGCTTCTCTCTGATTATTTCTAAAATTGCTTTTTGACCCCATCCCTTTCTCAACAAACAAGTATTAACATATATTGACTTTGTGTATTTGTTTCGTAAAATTTTTGGAGTATCTCTTTCATAACCGTTCACACAATCCCCATAGTCTGAAATAAGGTCAGCACCTTTTATTGGATCTGGTAAAAGTTCTTCTTTAATATCATCTATAATTTCTTTAGCTGAAGGAATTTCTAAATCTTCAATGAATTCTATAACCTGTTCAATAACGTCAGCAAGTTCATCAACTGAATGATACAAAGAAGCCAGGACAACTGGCGGAGGAATATTCAGATCTAAAGTTGGTATTGGTTCCGCTAGTGTGATAAGTTTAGAAAGTGCATCTGCTCTATTATCCATTTTGGAAAAAGCTAACCAGGCCCCGAAAATAACAATAGGTTGCATAATACCAACTAC